GCCTTTGGATTCTAAAAATGCAAGAGTCATATCTTCTAATGACTGAACCAATCCAGTGAATAATGGTGCCAATGCACCAAAGAATTGATCTCTGACTGCAACACCAATGCTGATGAATTCTGCCATCTTGTCATTGAATACTGCCACTCCATCCAGAGTTGCTTTTGATATTGCTAAGCCCAAACGATCATATCTTTCTATGACTTCATCCAATACTCCTCGACCTTGACCGAGTAGGGCATTCAATTGCGCCCCGGTACGACCAAATAGAGCAAATAGCACTGAGTTTTTCTCGAAGCTCGATTCTGTCTGACCTAGAACTTTGACCACATCCATCAAAACTTCTTCGGTTCCTCTTAGTTGATTCTTGCCATCTCTGAGTGATATGCCATATTTTTCCAGTATGACTTTGGCAGTTCCTGTTCCCATCGCAGCATCCCCAAGCTGTTTGGTGAATTTCTCCATTCCAAGCCTTAGTTTTTCGATCTCTGTACCTGATTCAACCGCACCAAACTGAAGTGCTTGCAACATTTCGGCATTCATCCCGACCCGATCTGCTGTTTTCTGAATTGCATCCATTGAATCGAAGGATTTTTTGGCGAGAGTGACAAAGGCAGCCGAAACCGCTGCAATCGCAACAGCAGCAACTTTCATTGTCGATTTAACAACCGAGCCAAACCCTTTGATCGATCTTTGCACCATGGCAAAGACTTTCTGAGTATTGTCCTTCGCGTTAATCGGTATTGTTATTCCTTTAAATAACTTACCCATCCTTTTTCTCGTTTTGAATCTTCATAAATGCTATCCAGCCTTTAAACTCTGATACCGAAATTTGATCAACCTCTGCCAATGTCTTATGCAGATGTTGAGCAAGTGCATATCTGGTCTGTAAATCAGTATCAGACCTTATTTTTTTTCGACTTCCTCAACAGTTTCATCGCTCTGGAATATCCAAGTCGCTACTTTATTGATGACCATCGCATCAGCTTTCTTCATTAAAGCTGCTTTATCTGATAACTCAAATAAACGATTTCCATCAGTATCCATAGCACAATGAATAATGGCTAAGGCCATCATTTCCATGTCGCTATTCCTTGCCAGTTTTTGCAGCTTGTTTGATATATCTAGAGTCAATGGTTTTGCATAGATCACCAAAGGCTCACCATCGCTTCCCCATTCTTCGACTTCTAGCTTTCTGATGTCAAGACTCGCAAAATGCGACTTAACATTATCAATTGGGCTACTCATCTTAAACTGTTGTTATGCTTAGATCGCCATCACCTTGAGCAGTGAAGCTCACCATGACTAAATCATCATAAGATGTACTGATCGAAACACCAGTCACAATCGCTGTACCAGTGTAATAAGTATCGCCTGAATCTGCCCCTTCTGGGTACATATTCAGAGTAACTTCATCACCCGGATTCAGTGCTTGTTGACCAGCATCGGTATCTTCGAGCCAAATTGCATCAATTGAAGCAGACCAAGATTTCAAAGTGCCAGTATAAGTCCTAGCAGCATCGCCCATCTTAGTTGTCTCAACAGTGTCAGAATTGTAATCAATACTGAATGATCGAATTGATCCCACAGCATCAGATCCAACTTTTACGACCCCATCCTTTCCTACATGTGCCATTTTATTTTCCTCTATTGTTTATAATGCTGTATCAGGTGCATTTGCAGCAGTCTGATATAAGCAATTCCAAGACATTGTGGCTACAGCCAATGGCTGATCCCCTTCGCCTTGGTAGTTGATATCAGTTGACTCAAGATAAATATCTTTCACCAACCCGTTTATAGTTGATCCACCTAAAGCAGTCTCAACCTCTGAACATACTGTGTCGATGGTGTCGTCATAATTAGAAGTACCTTTTACAAATGCTTCTATCGCAACGGTCAGAACTCTGTTAAAAATTCTTGACGTACCACCCATATCAATAGGCTCAGAGCTTTCGGCTGTTGTATAAATCAACAATCCGGGAAGATTTGAACTTTGCAATGGATAAACCCTTGACTGATAAACTTTGGTGCCAGTCGTAGTCAATCCAGTGACCTCGGTTGCAATTCTTTCCCTGATCTGTTGTCGAACATGAGCCATTATTGTGTCTCACCAATCAAAACAGTCACCCCTGTAAAATCGGGCTGAACTGAAACGATGTTATAGGTGACACCATCAACTTGAATGGTGTCACCTTGCTCAACTGAAGTGACATCGGAGCTTTGGCAGTAAAAAACAGGCTGGCTGCTTTGAACTCCTACTTCCTCACCCGGTATCTCGAAGTATTCCCGATTAAAGATCACATCAATAGTTGATGCAGACCCATTAATTGTAATACTTGCCGAACTACCATGAGAGTCAGTATCAAAGAACCCAGCGAGATCATTACTGCTTTCAAGAACCATATCACTTCTTAGATCGTTTTTTGGTTTTGGTACTGCTTTTCTTCAATCCAACTGAACGATCAACAGGTTTCTCAACATTTACATGATGAGTAATCTGATTGGATGCCAATAAATTTGGTGCATCTATATCAGATACCTCTGCTGTATCGCCAGCCTTGAAGAATGTTCCAGCAATTCCGCATCCTTTTAAAACTGTGTATTTTTTCATAACAAAAGTAGTGGGCTAGTTATTAGCCAGCCCACCTAAGCTAATTAATCACTTCCTTTAGTGAATGATTGAGCATGCCTTACAGCAACGTCAACAAACTGAGTTGCTCTCAAGCGAGTGATTGAATTTGCAGATCCAGTATAAGGATCAACAAGAATATCAACTCCACCAAAAAGCCCGATCAAAAGATCAGCCCAGTTTCCAAAGTAAGCAACACCAGCAGCAACAGCATTAGAAACATACACTGGATGTCCATTTGCTTGACCATTTTCAAGAATGAACGTGCCAGAGCCTGTATCTTTGCTCTTTGACTTCATGTTTGCTGCTACCGCAGAAGTGGTTAGATAAGCTGGATTGCTTAATACAACATTGTCACCCAAAACAGAGCCTTCCATTGATACGATCTCAGCGAAAGTTGGGATCGAATCAGTGGCAAATGTTTGAGTATTAACACCAGTTTGGTTATCTATACCAGTTGGTTGGCCTGAAGAACCAGACCCAGCTAATGCACCAGAATCAATCAGAGTAGCAATACCACCAGCTAGATCATTTCGGATAATTCTTTCCATGTCTAGTGTTGATTGTTGCAACATTTGATTGGTAACTTCTGTATACATGCTGGCAGTCTTAGGAGACATAGTGACTGAACCAAGTGTCATTTCTGATTCACTTGCAGCACCACCTTCAGCAGAAATCCAAGCAGCTGTACTTACGCCAGTTGCTTTTGGAATTTTTACTGAATCTTCTAGGTCAGCTAAAACTGTTGCACCTGCAGCAATTACACCTGATGCATTTCTGAGGGCTTCAATGAAAGAACCCGGAAGGAATCTTTCACCTACACCACCAGCATCATTGGTTGTATTGATGTCTCTGGCATGCCAGTTACCCATTACCTCAGCTGGAAGCGTAAGACCCGGAGTGTTCCGGTTGTAGTTGTCTTTAGCTGCTGCCGAGCATTCAAATTCGAATTTAGCTGCTTCTTGCGCTCTGATATCAGCTGGATTAGCCATCGCACGAACAGCTCTAAGAATACTAAATTGACGAGTTTCTTTTTCAGTTAACCCGATCTCTTTAGTGTCTAATGGCTGATCAACAGGAAGTGAGTCCAAAAGTTGTCCTCTGAAATCTTCAATAGAAGATCCATTCCTGATTGCTTTTCTAGCTAACTCAGACTGATTGTGGCGATAACCAAGTTCCAATATTTCATCATTTTCTTTTGCAACATTGGCTCTAGTTTCTTTGACAGCAGTGTTTCGAACATCATCAACGTTTATTTCAACGTCTTTAGTTTCTATATCACTCATTGTTTTTTCCTCAATAGTTAGAGTGTTAGATTCATCAACAACTTCCACTGTTTCCTCAACGGATTCAGCTTCTTTTGTTGGGTTTATTTCTGATGGCTCGGATCTAGCGACACCGACATTCACACTTTGATCAGC